TCCACCGGTAGTCCGAGTTAAAGAACCCGCGACTTTATCAAAAGCTCCGATAAATACGTCACCAATTTTTGGCGCTTTATCCATCAAATCAATCAGAGATTTGGAGAGACTCTTAGCAGATTTCTCGATATTTGTAAAAGCGGATTTACCATCGGATTTACCTAGGCCTTTATCCAGAGCTTCAAGAGAACTCAAAGACTCTTTAAGACCTTTCTTGAACTGTTCGTTATCAATACCGAGTTTGATAAGACGTTCTTCAATTACTTGTCTACTCAACTATTTTTTTCACCTCCCTTATAACCTCTTTTGCTATAGAGTCCACAATTGGCCCTACAAAATTGTTAGCAGGAACATAACCACCAGTACCGGTACCGTGCCCATTAACGATTAAAGCAACCAATGGTGTTCCATCAGATACTTTCTTTGAATTAGAATAGTATAAATTTAAACCATTTTGACTTTTTTCGACTTCCATGTCCCATGACGAAGCGGTACTTCCCGAACGCTTAGGTGTAGCAGAGATCAGCCGACTAAGACCTCTTGACCCGATACCGTTAAGGCTAGCTTGTGTTTTATGCATGTTTTCAGCATTAGACAAGGAAGATTTAAGGTTAGATTTTCGGCGGACGGAAGTTACCTTGATTCGCATTTAATCTAGCCTCCTTCATTTGTTGTAGCTTGGCTAGACGTTCTTGGTTAATACGGTCGTATTCAGCCAAGGTCTGCGCCTCTGTTTGTTTCTTCTTAGGAGCGTTGAGTTCACCTATTACATTAAGAAGAGTTAATAGTCTGTGTAAATTCCAGGTCTCACATTCAAACGGGATGCGAGCATTAGCCATATAAGCATAGATTACTTCCGAGGTCATAATCATACCTTGTTTATTGCCCTGGTCGTTCTGCTTAATAGTCGTTGCTGTAGGATTGTCGTTCAGATACATAGATAATCGGACTACAACATCTTCTGTTAAGTCTGAATAATCAATATCGTCTTCACACATTAGAATAAAGTAGTCATAAAGCTCTCCAGTGGTCTTTTCTTCTCGAGTTAGAAAAGGCTTGCGATAGATTGACTCCCATTCAGTTAGTGTTTTAAGACTATGTTCGAAATGTAATGTCTTCCCTGGCTTAATAAAGAACTGATTTGTCTCTTCGTTAAAGAACTCCCGATCAGGAGTATCTATAATCAACATAAATATACCTCCATCGAGATAAAAACAAAAGAGAGGCGTAATTTTTTACGCCAAACCTTTATTTCTTCTTGAGCTTAGAAACTTTCTCAGGAACAGTTCCTTTATTTGGATCGCCAACCAAAGCGCCAAAGAATTTCTGAGTTTCTTTTCCGCCTTCAGCTACGTCCACCATCATGCTAACCATAAGCTCTGAATATGCTTCAGAGTTTACAAAGTCTTCCTGAAGCTTCTTGTCTTTACGGAATGTACGTCCGTCTTCTGATGAACGTTGACCGTATGCCAATTTAAGGACCGACTCAATAAAGTCAAAGATTTCATCCACGTCTTCACGAGCAGTCATCTCTTTAACATACTCATCCCAATCCTTTTTAGCACGTCCCATAATACGTAAGATTTCATCTTTACGCAAGTGGAACCAAAGTTCTTCTGTTACATCTTTGCCGTCAAGCAAGTTTGTATAAGTTACTGTTCTTGAAATCATTATCTATACTCCTTTTGAATTCATTTTGAAATTTTCAGTACCGACATGACCTTAGTCGTCCAACCCCTATCCCGTACTGATTAATTAGCTATTTACCCTGCAGTAAGACCCAGGGTTACAAATACTTCTTCTGGTTTTGGAAGAGTAGCTTCGCCACTTTCGTCACCATAAAGTTTCTTCTCAAGATCTGCAAGTTTAGTCTTGTCAACAAGTGTGCTGTTGATTTCGATATGGGCAGTCGGTTTCATACCAGCTACAGAAGTTGGTACTGTATCGAAGTCCCAAGAGAATTCCAGCGCATCTGGTGACTCATTGATTGTTTGATATTCCTTACTTGATACACCAGCAGATGCAGAGTAAACCAAGTGAAGGATGTAGCCATGGTCAAGGCCTTCAGTATCGTTACCAATACGAGTACGGTAAGAAAGACCGAAGTCTGAACGAGCTTGTCCTGATACAGTTACACCAGCAAGCGCTTTAGGTGTTCCACCAGTTGACATAGGTGAACGTTTACCTTGACATGCATTCCACTCTTGTGGATAAGTGTAAGCAGAGATTTGACCTTTGAAACGTTCTTCTGAACGCAGGTTAAGGTATTTCTTGTTGTTTGCGTATTTCGCAGTAGACTCAGCGCCTTCTGGTGATTCTGACACTTTAGTCAGACCATTCCACGCAACACCTTTATCGTAAGTACCATCTGCTTTCTTCAAATAAAGGACACCGTTGTCCACACCATTTTCGTAAAGACGTTTAGTATCCTCATCCCATTTAAGCATTACCATCTAGTAATTTCCTCCAATAAAATTAAGCTTCTGAGAATTCGCCAAACGCATTAATACGTTCACCGTTCTCAACATTACCACATGCAACATAGCGACGTTCGCCGCTTTCTGCACCAACATATGACAGCCAACGGTATCCGTCAGCATCCATCCAAGAGTCATATACAAATGACATCTCAGGTGTATACAAAGCTACAATATCGCCTGTAAGGCTTGGAGTTTTGCGTACATTCAGACCTGCGACCTTAACCGTAAACTTACCAACTTCATCGTGAGTAACGACTTCATCAGCAGGTGTGATTGGTTGAGGTGCGATGACAGGTTCTGGCTGAGGTGTATCTGAATATGGTGGATAGAACCATCCAACGATACCAGTAAAGTCACGAGTGTTGTAACGAGCAGGAGCGCCTACATAGAGTGCGTCCCAGTTACCATCAATGTTTTGTTCGATAGTAGACATAGTGTAGCCATCAGAGTCTTCAATAACGAGCCCTGTATGTCCATAACCATGTTCTGCTACCGCCATAACGAAGATAGCACCACGACGAGGGTTAACCCCAACTGCGTCATAAACAACTTCGTAACCTAGGCTAGCCGCAGAGTCGAGCAAGTCGATAGCGTTACCCCAAAGAATTTTACCGAAGTAAATTTGGGAGATACTGTTGGGCAGGTCTACACATTGTGTACCCCATGAGCCATCAGCATCCGTACCGATACCTTGGTCGGCAAGATTACGGGCAAATTGAATTACTTCATCAACTGTTGCCAAATTATATCTTCCTTTCTATTCGTAGATCACAAACACTTTGTGATAGAGACCGTTTACTTTATACTCAGTTCTGAAATCCGAATACATAAATGCATTAGGGATTTTAACAAATACTTCATCGGCTTCACTTTTAGAAATATAAACAAGTTTGTAATTAACTCGAGTAATATAGTTCTTATTGTTAGCCTTCTGGGTATCAATATCTTCCCGTGTTACAATACATGCAGGATATTTCAACTGAATATTTTCTGGTGGTGTAAAGTAAACATTAGGACAAATCTCATCTTTTATCTTAAGAAGTACTTGTTCTCTTGTTTTCATTCTTTCACCTTAACCAATTCTTCATAGAAAGACTTAAAGTCCTTAAACTCTGTACTAGTCCAAACTTGAATATCGCCATCTTTAAAGACTAGAGCGTATTTACTTAGAGAGTTTTCCAACCCTTCTTGGTAATCCTGTAGCCCAAGCTTAGATAAAGCTTCAAGTTTTAATTCATTTTGACTTTTTTGAGTAGCAGAAGTAACAACCTCAGCTAAACGTTCTTTGAGTTCGGAAATTTCCATGTCCTCAATAGTCAAAACCACACGAGGCGGATATGGACGAATACTTCCGACTTTGTAATAGGAACCCATATACAAGATATGAGAAATCCTATTCACCCGGTCGGTTGAGTCGTTCATTAACGAAACATCAAACTTCAACTCAGTCTTAGTGTTTTGGTTTATTGAGCTTCGGTCTTCTACGTTAAAAGATTTAGAAGAAATCTTAGCGGTTATAAGGGGCGATACAGTATATTTATACTCATGCACCCCTACGCTAATTTCTTCAGGCTCTTTAGAACGGAAGATAAGTCGAATTCCAGCTTTTGTCATTGTATTACCTTCCTATCTACCAGCCGCGCTTATTCAGCTTTCTTTGGTTTCTTTGGTTTTGGAGCTGTTTCAACTGTTCCGAGTTTCTTCTCATCTTCAGTCATAGCCGCACCGTTGACAGTTTCGTCATAGTCTACAGCTTTAGCGCCAATACCCTTCACTTCAGTTGGATCGGTTTGAACTGTCCAAGTTGGTTTAGTCTTAAGACCAGTAGAATCAAAGTTCACAGCAGTTTCCTCAGTTGCTTCTGGATCAGTTACCTTAACAACGATAAATGATTTAGGAGTAACGATAGCGCCAGACAGACGAGCATGCATCAAGTATTTATGTTGCATGAAGTCGATATCGAAGCTATCGAATGTAGCGATTTGTCCGTTTGGAGACATACCGAACTGATAGTCAGCCAAGTTACCGATTACGAATGTTCCTTGAGGAAGTGCGCGGTATTCAACGACGTCTTCACACATGAAGTAAGCTGCAATGTTTGCATTACCTGGTACTTGGTTGTTATCCATTGATGGTGCATACAAGTAACGGCCATTACCATCTTTCAACGTCTTCAACTTAGCCAAGTCAAATGGGTTGATATAAAGTGATGGTTTGCCAGAACCTTGGTATGCAGGGAATGCTTTCTTAATAACGTCATCAACTGCAGTCTTGAATGTAGCAGATGTGATGTTGATTGTGAACAGTGGGTGATCCTTAAGGATTGGGCGAATATGAAGTTCGCTAATCTTTTCAGGGTTACGTTTACCAGTAGAAAGAGTCAAGTCACGGCCATCTGAAAGGAAAGCGGCTTTAACAATTTCTTCTTTGAACTTAGCAGTTTGAACTTGTTGGATAAAGTTTACAGCTGCAAATCCACCATCTTGCAAATCAATCAAATCATCATGGTCGATTGTTTCGCGACGGTGAATAGAACCTGGAGTAGTTTCACGGAAGTAAACTTCTTCAATAGAGTCCAGAGTTTGGTTACCTTTGATGTAACCACGAGCACGAGCTTCATCTTCGGTCAAGTTAGCGAATAAATTCTTAACGCGTGGAAGTGGTGATTTACCGAATTGACCCATGATCTTATCGATGTTTAATCCACTTGGGTTGTAAACATTCAGGGCGCCATTAGTTGCTGGTTGTGGGAACAGAGTTTCCATACCAACCAAACCGTGTTGGATAGAATCTTCACCCAATACACCATTGGCACGCAATACACCTGCGAGAGTAGAAGCGTTTCCGGAAATTGCGCTATGTAACAGAGTATCGAGTTCCTTGTGATCTACAGCTGCAGCGCCTTGGAATTGGTTATGTTTCAAAATATCTTCTCCTTCAAAAATTGAATGTGACACGGACTCTCCTGCATCGGCAGAGTCATCACCTTCGGAATAACCGTCTTCAGACTCAAATCCATCTTCTTCGGAATCATAATCTGAATCGTCTTCTTCTTCATCGTAATCAGCGTCTTCATCAAGACCGCGGATTTCTAATTCATTTTGAGCTTCTTCGTCCTCAGCATCGATAGCTTCGGCAATGTCTTCTACAACACCGTTGACTAATGTTGCTAGTTCTTCGTCAGTAAGCCCTTCTAAAAGTTCTTCGTATAAACGAGACATCTGTCCCTCCTTTTCTTCGTTGGCCTCTTCATCAGAATCGTCTGAGTGAAGAAGAACCTGTGTAATCCCGGTGTAGATAACACCGCGATCGCTTTCATACTCTTCAGTCCCGTAAGCGCTATGGAGCATAACATGTTCAATAACAGCACCAGGGTTCGCACCCTTAAGAACTAGACTTACTTCATAGATTTCTCCATGGATTACGTCATTACCGTTCTTACGGATACCACGAGCGCCAATAGACATAGCATTTAAATCGCCATGTTTGAGAAGCGTACGAGTATCTTGGGCATGGTCTGTATCGTTAAGATATCCATATCCATAGACACCCTCATCGCGGTGCTGAAGAATCATATACCCCAATACGTTTGAGGGACTGGAGTAATCGTGTTGCCATACAATAGGCACTTGAGCACCATTACTTTGTCGGAAAGCATCGTGACGAATCGTCACACCATCCGAACAACGAATGTCGTTCTTAGTTACCCATCCGGCGAAATCAGCCCTTTTTCGCAACTACTTTTCCTCCATAAAATTTTATACATCCAATGGATTACCGTATTCATCTACAGGATTTCCGTCAGCGTCAACATATCCGCCTTGTCCATCATCATAGATTTCAGGATAACCTTCTTGGGTTGTACCATCATAACCACCTAGACCCATTAAATCGGTACCTGTTGAGATGTTCTTATTAAAGAGCATATCACCAATACGACTTGGGTGAGGTGCGCGACCTAGCATTGCGCGAATTTCATTCGATGTAAATATTGCATTACGAGCAAAGAGGTCTGCCGCAGTACCTAGTTGTTCAACTGGTAGCATACGGAATGGGTCACGGTAATACTGGATTACCTGCCCTTGAGTTCGAGCTGTCTTAGTTAGGAAGATACGGTTAATACCGTCAACAATAGTCTGAAGTACAGGGTCGACGGCTCTATGATAATAGAGATTTAGTTCAGCCTGACTTGCAGTACCATCTAAGACTTTGGAAGAGATACCAACTTGGTTATAGTAATCCTGTTGAAGCTTACGAATGTCATCCACAAGGTTGTTGTTGATATTACCACCTGTGTGAATAAATTTCTCGTTAGCATCAAGGGTCGCTATACCAAACTGGCTATCTGCCAATTCTTTTTCAAGCTGAGTCTTACGACTCTTAGCCTGTTCCTGACGTAAGGAGCTCTTTGTGGCATATGGAATTTGGATAAACCCGTTAAGTTTACCAGCCGCCACCGCCTTATCTTGAGAGTACATCAAATCCATCTTTTGCTCAAGCAATTTAAGCGTTGAGTTACGATCTTTGAGTAGACCAATAAGAGGAGACTCCAAGATTACAATCGACTGTTTGGACAACGTCAAGTCTTGTTCTAAACCATTTTGATCATTATAGACTTTGACCCGAACAGCACGAGGATACCATTGCATAATCTTACCAACACGCATTGATAAGATATCATAGGAACCGTCGTCGTTAGGTTTTGACGTTGTGTCGACGGGGACAATCGCAACCACACCTTCTTCTAAAAGAGACCAGGCCACATCATAGATAAATGCGCGACCGGTTTGGTCAATATTAGCAGACGTTGTCAAACAATTGATCAGACCTGAGTCGACAGAAGTCTGATTACCGTCTTCTTCGTTGATCTTTAAATGTTTAAAGTCAACCATAGCGACATCAAGAGAAATCATAGAAATAATACTATTAATTAGGTCTTGATGTTTGAAAGTATAACCACGGAGCGCACCTGATGGCCGACCAATACCTGAGCCGGAAACCAAGTCAGGGTCATAATCAATACCATTGTTGGTTGACATGAATGCGTTCCATGACCCTAGAGGGTTATTTACCATCCTACAAGAATGCCTCCTTATTTCGTTTATAGGCAACCCAAGCGTCCATCAATGCGGCGACGTTATCGATTTTCTCATCACTACGCATCTTGGATAATTTGTAGTTACCATTATTATCTTGGATAACAACGGCGTTACCCATAGCATACTTCATGAGTTCCTCAAAGAATATAAGGTCTCGAGAAGTTGCCATATTCTTAATCTCACCTAAAGGTACTGACTCAGTTCTAACACCTTGTCGTACCACTTCTACACCGACATCGCCATTTTCCATAGTCCAGCGGTCGATGAATTCAGCCGCGTTATATGGGTCATAACCAAATGATACGATAGTCCATTCCATCTCTTCGATATAACGTTCTACATCATCGTAGACCATTTCCCAATCGAGATAATTACCCGGCATGATTATCAGAGTACCTTCAGCTACGAGTTGATCATACTTAGCTTGTGTGGCCGAGTTTAGACGTAGATATTTAACCTCAGATACATAAGACCTTGTCTGAACACCATAACGTCCTCGTCCTAACGGAACCAACCACGTAAATGCCCAGAAGTCATCACCTTGAGAGGCGTCCATACCCATCGATACTTCCATACGCCTGAAGTTCTGTCTTCGATGAAGTTCAGTTTCTTCAAATGTAAAGAAGTATGTCGTACCTTCAACTGGGATACCAAACCTTTTAGCTAGGATATCGTTCCTATTTGCTGGGGAATATTCTGCACGCCTTACGTCACGCTGGTATGCTTCATAAGAAACGGTAATACCAATGTTAGGACAAGCCTTCATCCACATATCCGGATTACCTACTTCAGCGACATCATCCAAACGGTAATACCATATGGACGTATGTGGGTCTTCATATTCGCCACGTAAGATAGCTAAAAGTTCCCGCTTAATAGAGTCGCCAACCGAGTCACGAACCGTACCCTCTGAAGATACCGCAAGAATAAGGTAGTCGTCAATACCATCTTTAGAAGCCGATTGCTCAAGTGCACCGATTACATCTTCTTTGATGTCGCCTGAAAGCCATTCATCGACTGTAGCATATTTAGCACGAGAACCTTGAAGTTTCTTAACCGTCATTGGTTTAACTTCCAAGATGGAGTTCGTTAGACGATTAACAATACCATCCTTAGTTACAGCCAGCTGAGACTGGGACTTCTGCGTCCTAGCCTTATTCCGCCCTCTTGTGAGTACACGAAATAAAGGGAACCCTTCGTTGGAACTCCCTGCCCGAGTTATAGCCGTTGCGAAAGGATATAGAACTTCCTCTGCTTGCGCCATAGTAGGAGCCGTTGTAACTTGTTGGGTAGAGTTTGTGTCCATCACTAAACCAAAGGCATGATGAAGAGTGGCATATAAAGACTTGGCATTACCCCGGGCCACAATAAGATATTGTTTATTCCGAAGTCTGCGCTTATGTCTAATCATTTTGAATTTTCCGGTTTGAGGGTCGTAGACCTTCTCTTCTTTAAGTTCAAACCATGCCAATAAATCTTCAGCCCATAATCTAAATGTTGGGAGTAGTGTTAGAGGACGCCCATCAACCAAGGTCATCTCATTCTCACAGAAATCGATAAACCCTTGTATAGCATCTGGGTCGTAGTAATAGTTTGGGTTGGCGATATCTGCATCGATACGGTTCATTTGCATCGAGACTTCACGACATACAGGAATCTCTCCACGCAGCACAGCGTCTCGAAATCTACCGTACTCGACAGGAACCGCAGTATTACTCAATACCACTTGTTAGACTCCTTTTGTTTAGAAATTATAGATTAGTATTTATACTTCTTGAACTTAGGCTTGTTACCATTTGAAGCATCGACTTCTTCAACAGTCCGACTATAAGAAGAACGGTTTCTATCTTTCTTCTTCAAAGCCTCTTTATGACGATTATTCATATCAACCTTGCGCTGGTCGTCTTTCTGTAACCCTTGTAAGCGGCGGATTTCTTTACCAGATGCTTCACGTTTAATAGCATTTTTTATAGCCTCTTCTCGCATCTTAAGATTATAGTTATAAGATTTACTATCTTGCTTCGCTCTAGCTTCGGCTATTGCCATCTCAGCAGGCGACATACCAGGGATGGCACCTTCGCCTTTTTTACGCCACTTCATACCCTTTTTACCATAGTGTAAAAGAGTGTCTTCAGAAGAGTCAGAGTGCTTCGTAGGTTTATTATAGAAGCTAAGAGCCTTTTCAGACTTCGCGTTAAGTTTCTTGTTTTTCTTTTGAAGATCATCAATCTCTTTTTGAATTTTAGCGCGCTTTTTCTTTTTTTTCTCAGCGTATTTGCCGCTTGTCAGGCCAGTCATTGATTCATATAACTTAGAAAGACGCTCAGTGTTTTTGTTAAACTCTTGTGAATGTGGTGCGGATTGCATTGCTGGAGCTAATCCGGCCATACCAACACCCTGAGCACCCTCACCCTTCTTCTTCCACTTCATACCCTTCTTACCATAATGTAAGAGTAAATCGTCTTGTGATGGGATATAAACCCCGTTGATAATTTCGCCCATATTTACTCCAAAATGATTAATCGCACCCTTCTTCCATTTGTTTGAAACAATACCATCAGAAAAGGCGGGACCGCTTCCGCTAAAATCCCAAGACGGTTTACTATATCGTTTAATATTAGAAGACATGGTCTCTTTTCCGCTTGAATCCTTAACTGTATAAGAGGTATGTTCATGATTATTTATAGTAGAGATGATCGATTTACGAACATTTGGATCGATCTTATCTTTACGGTAACGAGATGGTGCAGATGATTTAAATAACCGTTTACCGGCACCCTGTTGTGAATTATATTCGTCATATTTTCGTTTACCATAAATCCCAAGTGAGACACCTGTAGTCGCCCCACCTATAGTTGATAGAGCTGAAGGTAAAGCGGTATTTACCGCAGCATTTGCTGCATTTTGAACCCCAGCAAAGGACGCGCCTTTTGCGATAGCTCCTAATACAGCATTATCTGCAGCCGGTTGTAATATATTATTGATAGCAACTTGTCTAGATATGGCGAAGGCTGTCCCACCACTTGGACCAACCAAACCAGTAGTAGCAAGAGCTCTACTAATCTTACCATCCTTATTATATTTAGCTCGGCGGGCAGGATCCATCCCTTTACCGGAATAAGATGCGGTATCATAACCACGAAGTTTTGAATTTTTCTGCTGTCTTGACTCAGTCTCTTTAAGTTGCTTCGAATAATCAGCATCTGAAATACGACCTTTTCGATGGTCTTTGTTTAAGCTATTAACCTCTTTAAACAGACGACGACTTTCTCTTTTAAGACCATCCTTACTATCTGTCGAATTAGAGGTAAGTTTACTTAAAGAAGTTTTATTCCCTTTTGTTCCATAGTTCAAGACATTTGCTGCTTTTTCGATAGCCATGGAATCTTTATCTGTACCGAGAGTACGATCTTTAAGAATTTTATTATTTCTAATAATAGTCTTAATATCTTGCATAGCTTCCGAATTATGAATTTTTGGGTTATATTTAACGCCGCCTTTTGTCATAACAGAATTGATAGATTCGCTTTCAGCTAAGATATTATTATCTCTTAATCTACCATGCTTCTGTAGCTTATCGAAAGCTTTTACGACACGGCGTGTTCCGCGGACGGCTTTATTAAACGCCCGTTTATTTGGGTCACCGAAGATATGCATACCCCACTTCATACCCTTACGACCAGCGTGCTGGATCATAAATCGGTTCTGAACTGATTCTGGGATATATATATCGACGCCACCCACATTAATAGATTGTGTAAATTTAGTCATAGTTGTTGGTACATCCTTAAACGCTTTAGCCCATTCTTGTTTCTTCTTGAAAGCCTCAATAGCATCTTTTGCTGCTTGTCCGGATTTACCATTACCAACAACACTTGATGGCACCTTAGAGTATACATCTAATGCGGCGGAGGCTGCTTTACCAACAAAAGCAAGACGAGCTTGTTTCTTTTTCTGTAGAGCTTCTCTCCGAGCTTTCTCGGGAGCCTCTACTAGTTCTTTAAACTTCCTTTCTGCTTCTAAGCGAGCGATCTTAGACTTTAGAGCCTTGGTTGACATATTATCACGGCTGCGATACATATCAAGAAATTCTGCTTCTCGCATACGCTCATCTACAGATTTGCGAAGTTTCTTAGGGATTTTGACGTTTTTAGGATCGGTATTCTTGTCGCGTCTAAAGCGCCCGCCAGAACCAGTACGTCTCCTCCCGAAAATATTCATACCCCACTTCATACCTTTACGCCCGGCATGGTGGAGTTCGTCAGATGTCAAGTTTGACAAGTTCTACCTCCCATCTAGCGCGAGTGAGATTCTCATCCCGAGCCTCTTTTAATGCGGTAAGAACAGATGCTTGCGGTGGGTCATAGGATATGAGAGCCGAGATACAAACATAGTTCTTAGCAAAGGTATTATTTCTAAGGCGTTCCTTAATCCCTTCAGCCAAATCCATATGGCCGTAGAAGAACTCTGCCCAAGTTAGATTAGGCTCGGCGATAACACTAACATTATGACCAATCCCATTCTGAACAAGAACACCAAGTGCCGCGTCAATTGCCACACCCAGTTGAGTCTTAACTACATGATTTGAATTCGGTTCGGAATCATGTAACACCCCGACGAAGTTGAGTACGTCTTCATAGATAGTAGTCATAAACTTCATCCTTACCACAATTTTGTGTCACCCGGTTTACGTTCAACCCACGTTTGATACTCCTTTTGATCGTAGTGGATACGTTTATGGGTGCTGTCAGAGACCGTAATCAGTCCGTCAGGATCGAAGCAATTCTCGGTCAAGTTTTCTATATCCTCCTTGGTTAGCGGATTCATATGATGAACCGTAATTGGCCCTTCTACAAATAACTTCCGAACACCAAGGTCTTGAGCTAGGTCTCTGCGTATAATCGCGGCACGACATTGTTGCCATGCATGAGACTTGTAGAACTGATTAGATATTTCTCTCGGAGCTTCATGATGTACGCCATGAAGTCTTAGATAATTTAGCCGCTCAGTATAGGACTCAAGTTTGGACATTTCTGTATAGGTGAGTCTATTGCTCATAGAATTCACCCTCGATGACTTCTGTCGGCTTACCAGAATATCCTTGGAATGCCTTGTATGCTTGTTTGAAGTCAAGCTCTGATTCCTGGTCGCTACGGATCAAATCGATACGTGCTTGTAGTAACTCCGCTTGTAATTCCAACTGCTTACGTTCAAGGCGAGCCTTAGGACTAGCTTGGTTTAGCCAGTAGACAATCTCAGAGGCCGATGCCGTTCCTTCCTGAAGACGCTTTTCCGATAGACCCATAGCGAGTTCCATCATTTGCAATTCACGCTGTTCAGGCGAACGTGCAGGTCTGTAGGCTCTCTGGTTATCGAATTCAGCTACTTCATTCGTCATAGTTATTCAGCCTCTCCTTTCTTCCGTGGTGCGACCGCGTCGGGTTCAACGATATAAGGTTGGTTCATAACATAACCTTCATCAGTTTGAAGCCATTCGTCACCAACGCTCACAACAACTATACGTTCGTCACGCTTAGCTAATCGTACAACATTGTCCTCTGCTTGATCAGGGGTTGAACGAATGAATACCCCGGCAGGTGCTACAACTTTATAGGTAGTTTTTGCTGCTGCCACGATAGATCTCCTCTCTTTCTTTATCATTAGAACCCTTTTTCATAAGTTTTGGACTCCAACAGACCGACTTTAGGCGAGTTTTCAGAACACTCATCAGTCCTGTCTAACGAGTCTTCCAAGCACGATTGTGAAAGGAGCCAAAGTCAACCGTACTTTTATACTCAATCCTATAATCAGCCTGTTGAAATCCAAAACCATTTTGAAAAAAATCGCAACGGGGGAATTTTTGATACCAGCCCCGATGCTGAAGAGGGAGGCCTGTAAAAGGCACCCCCCGGGGGTCTAAAGTTTTATTTCGTCTTCATCTTCATTAAGAAACTCAAGATCTTCTTCGTAATCTTCAGGTTTTGGAACAAGTTTTAAGTTTCCGAAGATGTTTTGCTCTAGTATCGAAGACACTGCCACCGACCATGCGTGTTCGTAATCTTCAATTGAACTTTCATTCAACATTGGCATGAGTGATGCGATGTAAGACTCAAGGTTGTAACCATGATCGATGTCCCAACGTCGCCATTGCTCGTACTCTGTCCAAGGACTGAATGGATTGTCTTCTGTTGTTAGCATGAGCTTCTCTCCTTTCTATGTTGTTACTATCACTACAGTACAACATGATGTATCATACATAGTAGTGGCAACCCACTAACTTCTATTCAGCTTTGATCTTACCAATAGTAGAACTACTTACGCCTAAAGCTTCTGCTACTTGTGCTATAGTATAGCCATTAGCAAGCAGGGCCTTAGCTTTACTCTTACGAGCATCGGTCATCTGTTTGTTAGCTCTTGGTGTAGCAAGGGACTTAAGCTGGCTATCATCCATAAAGGATACCAGTTCTTTTAGTAGAGTACCCGATACAGCATTAGATTGTACTGCATCCCACTCATCATCTGTAATAGTGACGGGGGTTCTTTCAGCCCCTACCATAGACCTTGCCTTATTCAAAGCTTGTTGTTTGATACGAGAGATCTCATCCTTCTTCAGAACTTCATCCTCTGATCTACGAGCAATCTCTGCCTTACTAGATACCTCAGCCATACGCTGGGCTTGACGTTCCTTGATACGGTTAATCTTTACTTGGTTGACCTTATCCTTCATAGACAATACTTCTTCCGCATAGATCTTAGCCGCTTTAGGATCACGGGCTGGCATCTTGATACCACTCATTTCTGAGTCGACCTTATTCTTAAAGGCCTTGAGTTCATTGATGTAGTCCGCATAATGATGCTCCGTCTTAGTTGCATTAGGCCCAAGGAATACATTAGCATCCTTCACCATGTTGACTAAGTAAGTCTCCTTCTTATTACGCCATACCATCTTAGTACCACCCGACTTAGATTTAGGATCCGGTACTTCAACTTGATACCCGTCAGTAATAACGGATTGTTTATGGCGGGATATAATTGTGGAGGCGGAGGTATATTCTTTACCCGGCGTTAAATCTTTTTTCAACTTATCAGGGTCGATTACTTTATCTACCCTACGAGTCTTAGGATTATATCGCTCGAGGTCGCCATACTTAACCTTATCAACGTGGGTCATATATCGTTTCATTAATGCGTCGATACCATTCTCTTCAGCAGAGCGCTTATAA